TTGGTCCAAGATCATAGTATTGCGACGGAGTCATATTATGATCGCGAAAGAGGAGATATGCCATCTGTATATCTCCTCTTTCGTGAATTAGTTTTTTAATTCTTCTTCATCGACCACATCTGGACTTGATAAATTAGCAATTTCTGTCGCGATCTCCGGCACTTCTGTTTTAAACAGAATTTTTGCAAGATCAGAGGCATTGATTGCTCCAAAATGCTCTTGCAATTCTTTGCTTTTAAGATCTGGATTGATCACGCCTTCTGCAACTGTCATTAAATTTGCTGCATATCCCTGCTGAAAATTATAATTTCCTGCCTTATCAAGCGGCAATGTCTGTAATTCCATCAGACGCTCCGCATCAATTTCCTGAATTGTGATCGTTGGATCACCAACCAACTGCTGCATATTCCCTGATTTATAAGTTCCTGTTTTATTATCTAGAACATCTTTCTTGTCAAGCTGTAATAATTTCTCTACTAAATTCATCTTATCCTCCTAAATTAAGTCGATTGGTTCTGCATCAGCAAACGTAAATGGGTAGGATTCTTCGCCTAACTTGTTTGCTTCCCAATTTGCCAGTGTAAGCTCATCGAAACTAACTCCTGTAATTTTGACTCTTTCTGTTCCGAGTGATGCTGGATCTTTCAATGCTGTTATGATCGTAATATCCGGCATGATCCCTTTTTTAATATCTGCAAGCAACAGTTTGATCATATAAGAAGATATTTTGTTCATTTTTAATGTTCCAGTTCCTTCTAACTGTGTGATCTTCTGCCCTTTGCTTAACGTATTTGTCTGTACAACATCACTTTTTGTAATCTTATACTTTGCTTCTAATGCTGTAGATTCTGCCATGTACTGATCATTTAACCATACATTTCCGAATGTTCCATTTATAACATGATCTGGTTTATAACTATCCCTTTGTTACCTCCTGAATATCTTTGTCAGACTCTGACAAACCTTTAAATGCTGATTTCTAACGTTACATCTTCGATTGCATCATTCATTTTGATATTTGCAACTAAATATACTTTATCTCCTGTATTTGCTTTCTTGATATCATCACTGCTCATATCTGTAGTATCCACACCATTTTGTTCAAGATATTGTTTGTTTCCATTAATATCAATTTCTACTGTTGCAGATTCTAAGACATTCTGTAATACAAGATCATCCATATATCCCTGAATTGCAGAGATCAAAAGGCATTTATTATCATAAGTATTGACCTTTTTCCCAATCCACTCATTTCTGATCGTGCTTCTCAGATCACTCTTGATGGTGTCCATAATATCGACCAGCTTAATCTTTTTATACTGATCTCCTTTTTCATCGGTCTTTGTTGTAAATGAATTAACTGCACGTGCAACTCTGACTTCTCCGTCTTCATAAAACAGGATCAGTTTTCCTGCATCAATTGCTGAATCCATCTCTTTTTTGGACATTCGTGTACAATCTGTCGCTTCTGGCAGCACTCCATATGTTGCACTTTCTGTAATCGGTGTTCCTGCAAACAATCCTGCCATTCTGGCACAAAACTGCTCTGCAGTGTATGACTTATCAACAATTGATACACTTTCTGTGGAAAAGTTTATGACTGCTTCATTATCCGCTGCATTTTCTGGTAAAACAGCTTTAATATTTTTTCCAATTTCTCGCTGTTCCTTTACCCAGCTGACAACTTTCGATGCTACTGTCTCTGTCTGTGTGCTGACTGCTGCATAACTTACATTTTCATCTGCCAATGCATTTAATGCATCATCAATCTCTGCATGATCTGCTCCTGAAAATGCAACAACCAACTTTTTCGGCTTGACCGTGTTCCCAATCAGTGCCATCTCAATCTGTTCTTTGTACTTTAACCCAGCACTTGGAATATTATCTCCTGGTGCAATCTTTAAAATCCTGTCATTGTTTGTTCCAGGAATAATCAGACCTACGTTTTTACTTCCAGATCTTTCGATCACTGTCTTTGCTTTTTCAATAAAGGTTATATTAATGCTGCATGTTCCCCTTTGTTATCATCTCCTTCATATTAACTTCCTGCATCATCTGCTCTATTGCTGCCTGTCGGCAGTCTTCTAAAAACTCAACTTTGAAAACAAATTGTATGATATTATGAGTTTGTCCGGTGTATTGAACCTCTGGTTCTTCCACAAATATCTTCCGGTCTTCCACTTCCAAATGATCACCTAATTTGTCTCTTATCTTTTCTATGATTTCAAGCTGTTCGGCATCATTTTTCTTATACTGTAAAAACGTCGTTTCAAACATATAACTTGATCGTGTGATACTTGCTGTTTCCCTCTGTTTAAATATCAGAGGAATCATCTGAACAAATAAGGAAGGCGTTTCATAACCTTCCTCTACTTCATTGCTATAAATTCTCATACCCGGAACTGCTTCACGCAAAACCTTGATATAACTTGCTTTCAGTTCTTTGATTGGTATCATTTTTCAATTTCCTCATGAATCTTTTCCAGCATTTTTTCAGCTCTCTGCATGTTCTTGATGCCACCTCTCGATCACTGGTTCTTTGATTCTGCGCCCGGCAACAAATCCAACGGTCTTCCCACCGCCTTGAACCTTCTTTCCGTTCCGGCTGACAACCGTTACCATTTCATGACCATTATTGACCAAATGAAAATGTGCACCTTTCTTGCTGCCCTCTGCATAGAAATCTGTTTCCATATTAGATCTGTTTCCTCTGATTGCTGAAAATCGAAAGCCTCGTACAAGATTTCCTGTGTGCTTATCCACTGCACTCCATGTCTCACGGATCATATCTTTTTTAAAATCTTTTTGCTCTTTTTTTAATCCTGCCTCTGCAAGATCTGGATACTTGCTGACTGCATTTTCTAATCCATCAACCAGATCATCCAGTCCGTCAAATTCCAATCCATCCATGATCTGCTCCTTTTTTCTTATACTCTGTACACTGAATCTCAAGCATTACCTGCTCTTCTTCAATATCAGCGACATGCTTCACTTCCAGTTTCTTTCCGTGATACATAAGGATCGTATCTGGATGTATGTCTTTCCTGTATCTTGTATAAATTATATAAGATACCTCTGGAGACAGCTTCAAAGCATCATAATATTCACCACCACGCACAGATTTTACGGTTGCCCATATCCTTTTTCCTTTTTCATAGGTCATGATATCCTGTCCCATTTCATCCTGTGTTGTTCTTGGTGTACATATGTATATTTTCTTATTCATCTTTCCGATGTTGATCTCTTTCATAACCAATTCTCCGCATACTGATAAATAATGCTGTCTACTACCTTATTTACATTGCTTTTTTCGACATACAACCGACGATTATCATACATATCCTGTGTGAGTACCAATACTGCGATCGTAATATCTTCGTATGCATCAATCTGTTCATCATCAAGACCTGTCTGCCCTCTGATAAAACTTTTCGCTGCATCCAGACAGGTTTGAGCAAATTTGATATCGTCATTATCTGGTTCATCTAGTTTCAGATAATTCACAAGATAATCTTCGTCAATTTCGCTCACTCTCATCTGACTCACCGCCTTCCTGTTCATCCAGAATCTCTATCAATCCCATTTTTAACAGATCGGAGATCACGGGATCATTTTCAATCTCCCGTGTCTCATCTTTGTCCATCTTTATAGATCCATAAAAATCGGCTTTTGCTCTAATTTTCATCTGTTACTCCGCAGCCATAACCATTTTTGCAATCTTCTGCTCATTTTCGACTTTGGAATCCATTTCCATCCATCCAACAATTCCTGTTGCATGCTGTGTCATGTATTTTTCTCGTAAAACTGCAATCTCAAGATCTTCTGCAATCTTTACAGCAAGTCCTGACATATCTCCATAATAGATTGCTGTTGCTGATGCTGCCAGCTCTGGCATGTTATCAGAACAGTACACTGGTTTCCCTAACAGCACTTTTCCAAATGGTGCATTAACGTCATCCTGTAACAAATATCTTCCATTCTGATCTTTTAATTTACGGATTGCTGTTCTTGTTTTGGAGTTCATGATCCAGATCGCATCTGTCTGGAATGCATCTTTAATAGAATCCTGAAGATCGATCAGTTCATCTGCTTTGATCGCTGTTGCTTTCTCTGCTGTTGTAGTAAGCACTACACCTTTCAGACCTTCAATCTTGTTGTCTGTTCCGATCAAAAGTTCTTTTTCAACGAATCGTGATACGTTATATGCCATCTGATCAATCACAAAGGATACAATGTCGAACTGTGAATTATTGATCAGTGAGTTAGATACCAGTGATAACACTCCTGATAAGAATCCTTTTAAAGATATTGTTGTAAATTTCCCTGCTTTTGCTTCCAGTTCTGTAAATTCATCATGATATGCCATAGTAATATCATCTGAATCTGCTGGATACTTCGGAATTTCCAGATCACCTTTTACATTGTATTTTGTTGTCTTTTCAAGGATTGGAGAAATATCATAGACCTGTTTGATGATCTTATTTGCGATCGTTTTTGAGACTGTTTCAAGTTTTGTGTAAACACAAAAAACTGATATAAGATTAATCAATAGTTATG